AGGATGCGGTCGCGCTGCTCGAAATAATACGTTTAAAGAATCGGTGCAAGAAATTCTTTTAGGCAAGCCAGGAAGTTTAGGCACTGGCATGCTGGCCGTATCAAAAGGAAACTCACCAGGGATCGTCGATTTTACCTCAAAACCTAACACGGGTGGAATGGTTGATTCGATCATTATTAAAAGTGAAGTGTCTAAGCAACACAGTGTTATTACCACGCGTACTTACGAACAAGGTGCAAAAGCATTTTACGGTGCGAAGCTGGATTTTGCGTGGATGGATGAAGAATGCGAACAGTTAATCTACAACGAAACATTGATGCGGACGATGACTACTGGCGGTTTGGTTATTATGACCTTCACGCCACTGCACGGAACAACACCGCTAGTAACAGAATTTAAACGAACCGCAGTGAATTTAATTGATGGAACTAACGCTGATAGAGATGAAAAGCGGCGTTGCATTGTTCAGGCTGGATGGGCGCACGCTCCTCATTTAGGCGAAAAAGACATCGAAGACATGAAGGCGTCTACGCCTCCTCATCTCCTCGACGCCCGCATGAACGGCAATCCGACCATGGGATCAGGTAACGTCTACCCGCTCCCACGATCCATGATCCAAATGAATCCTATTCCGATCCAGCCCTTCTGGAAAAAATTAAGTGGGTTGGACGTGGGTTTTCGCGTCACTGCTGCGGTTTTTGGTGCGTACGATGTGGATAATGATATTATTTATATTTACGACGAATACTACGGCGAACAACAAAATCCCGCCTCTAACGCCGCGGCAATCCGCCATCGAACCGGTAAATGGATGCCAATCATGATTGATCCAGCTTCCCGCCAAAGATCGCAAGTGGATGGTACAAAACTGATCATGGAATATCGTAAAGAAGGGCTCGATGTACGCCCCGCTGACAACGCAGTCGAAGCCGGTATCTTTGCTGTATGGCAACGATTACAGACAGGACGATTGAAAATATTCAGCAATTGTCAAAATTTATTGCGTGAATACGAAACCTATCAACGTGATCTCGATGGGAAAATTAAAAAAGTCGATGATCATGAACTCGACGCGACACGGTATTTAGTCATGGGTCTGGAACATGCAAAATTTCAACAGACTAAAGACCCTTACGCTGGCTATGAATATAAGAACCCTTACTCTTTTTAAATTATGAATGAATTAGAAGAACAAGAAACAATCGTTGAAGAAATTTCCGTAGAAGAACTGCAACGACTGGCTGAAGAGGCAAAACAACAGCGTCAAGAAGAGCTGGAAGATTTAGCTAAACAAATTGAGAGTAAGTTTAATATTGATGCTTCACGTCGTTCCCGAAAAGAACAGGAATGGTATACCGCAGAGCGATTGATTCTCGGATCAGCATACCGGGCATTTAATCGGTGGGGTTCTACAGATCGTCCTTTTACTACGGGCGATGATGGTCGTGATTCAGCGGACAAACCAGAACACAATATCGTCCGTCCGAAACTTGAAATTGCCAAAGCCCAGTTGGAAATGCTGCAATTTGGTGCGGGTAGCGACAAGAATTTCCAGATCAAAGCAAAACAACGTGCGGAAGACTATTCCAAGCTACAAGATCAGCCGGCACTTCAACCGGATGGAATGACTCCCATGCAGGGTCCTGACGGCCAGCCTATGACGGTTGGTCAGTTAGTACAGCTTGCGAACTCCGAAGAGGAAGAATCTGCTAAACAAATGGACGAGGAAGTTTTCTGCCAATTATCCAATTGTGGATACGGCAAGAAAATGCGTGATGGCATGGACGACATGTTGCTTTATGGGTCAGCCGTATTTCGTGGCCCAATCAACAATGTTAAATGTAGCAAGCTACGCAGTAAGATGCAGACCAGCGAAGGTAAAACAATCTGGGTCACTTCTTACTCAGAAACCCCTTCACCAGATTTTGAACGCATTAATCCCTGGCTATTTTTTCCGGACCATCGTGCATTATGCATTGAAGATGCAGAACACTGTACCGTTTGCCATATTCTAACAGCCAAGCAAATGCGCCATCTCACTAAGCGAGATGGGTTTTTAAAAGATCAAATTACTGAACTGTTAAAACAAAAAGCAGCTGCAAATTACTATCCAGATTTTCGTTCTCGCGCAGCGGCTTACGACAATACCGATTATCTTGATGGTAAATATGTTGTCTTAGAGTGGCACGGCATAGTCAGTCGCGATGAATTAGACCGTCTCAATATTGAGCCTCCTTATGAAAATCCTCACGATGTTTATCGCGCAGAGATTTGGGCTTGCCAAGGTAAAGTTATTTTTGCTTCTCTGGAAATGCTTGAAGCAGATGATGATTTACCTATTGCCCATTCCACATGGGAAAAAGACCCCTCCAATTTCTTTGGCTTTGGGGCTATTTTAATCCGGGACCCGCAACGGGTTGTGAATAAAACGTATCAAATGATCCTTGATAATGCGGGCTTGGTGGCTTTACCGCAGGCAATAATTAACAAGGAAATGGTTAAGCCGATTGACGGAAAACCAGAAATAACCCCAGGTAAAGTTTGGTACTCGGAGTATCCAAATGGCAAAGCTGGCGACTTCGTAAATTTTTTTACTCCGCCCATAGCCTTGGAGGAACTGTCTGCCGTTCTCCAAATGGCAAAAGCCTTTGGGGACGAAGAGTCCATGATTCCTTTGATTCAAGGCGGCCTAGGTGATCCTCAGCTAGGAGATACCGGTGCCACTGGCCTCGCCATGGTTATGAAAGCATCGACCTCGGTTCTTAGCAGTAAAGCCAGAGATTGGGACGACAACATTACTAAAAAAGTTGTCTGCTGGTTCTATGAATGGAATATGCAATATTCCGAAAAAGAAGAGATCAAAGGCGATTACGATGTTGATGTCCAAACCAGCACAAGTTACCTCAATGTACTCCAAGGACAACGTGACCTAGAACGCTTGTGTCTCGAATACTCTCAAAATGAGATGTTGCACGACATTTTAAATGGTGACGAGCTATACCGCGCTCGACTGATTTCAATGAATATTCCTTACGACTTAATTGTCCGGAGCAAAGAAGATATCGACCGAATCCGGCAAGCTCGTGCTCAGAACCAACAGCCTAATCCCGATGACATGAAGGCACAAGCCGCCATGATCGTGGCTCAAGCTAAACAGATGGATGCGGAAAATACAGCAAAACAAATTGAATTTGATTCAGCGCAAGGCTTCCAGCAAGCACAAATGGACCATAAAGAAAAGATGGCCCAGTACCAAGTTCGCGATAATGAACAGGAAGCTAGACGCTATGAGGCGGAAATTCAACGCGAAATTGAAATGATTAAACATCAAGATCAGATGGATAATCAACGAATGGAAACAGTTCGTAAAGCAACTGAAACCAATCAAAAAATCTCAACAGACAAATTTAAAGCAGGGATAAAGGCCGTACAAGATCAACAGAAATTAAATCTAGAAGATCGAAATACCAAGGTTAAAGAACGCGAAGCTGATAAGGTCGCAAAAGACGGAAAAGGATGGTAATGGACACGTATTCCAAGGACTGGCAAGAACTAACAGATAAGATTAATGAACGACTAGGAATCCTCTATAAGTCGTTGAAATTTGGTAACAAACACAATCAATACGCCGATACAGCTGAACGTTACGAAAACATCGGATTTATTCACGCCCTAGAATGGGTTTTAAAACTTCCAGAAAATCAAGGATGATATAAATGGACAATCAAGAAAATCTAACAGAAGAACAACGACAAGAATTATTCGATGGATTTGTAAAGAAATTTCAGGGAACTAATTCTGAAGAAACATTGTCTAATAGTGTAAATCAAGAATCTGAATCCGTTGTTAATAATTCGACGGAATCGATTCAAGAAAAAGAAACTACTCCGGACACTCTCCCCGAGTCAACTGAAAAAACCGAAGAAAATAAACCAGACGATCCACAAGCCTTTCTTGAAAGCCTTGCTCCGGATGTTAAAGAAAAAGTTCTCGGTTTAATCAAAGAACGTGACCACTACAGTCAACGTGACCTGCGATTAAGGAATCAAGTTTCCGCAATTGATCGTAGGCTCCAACAGGAGCGTTTACAGCGCGCTGATCTTGAGAAAAAGCTAGCCTCAGTTCAGCCCAGCGACCCTCCTACAAAAGACAAACTTCCGCCAAAACTCCAACAGCTGGCCGAAGTAGACCCGAATATTGTTGAAGCGCTTAATGAGCACAAGCAATTAATCGAACAAGAGCTGCACGCCAAGTTCGACAAAATGCTTGAAACTCAAGTCAAACCGATCTACGAAACCCGAGAACAAGAATATCAAAATCGAATCATTAGCGACCTGGATACCTCGGTCCCTAATTGGCGCGATGCCATTTATGAAATGGAAAATGGACAACCGAAAGTTGATCAGAAATCGGGAGTTCCATTTTATAACAAATATTGGGTTGAATTCGTAAACGATTTACCGCCACGCGCACGAGATTCCGTACTGCAAATTGACAGTACAGATCAAGCACTCTGGGCACTAAATCAATTCGGTCAATGGGCAACGAGCAGGTATGGTCAGCCGGAACAAACCCCCGCTGCGGATACTTCGCAAGCCGATGCCATACAGCGTAAGCGCTCCCAAGACCTCAAAAAACAGCCTGTAAAAGTCTCATCGATTCCAGCAGCTATTTCCACAGAAGATAACCCAGATTCTGAAGAATGGAAGCAGTATGCTTTTAATGAAGCGATGAAAAGACTTAAAGGCGAAAAATCAAAACTATATAAGTAAAATAACAAGGTAAAACATGCCAGGTCCATTTACAACGTATAGTGATATTTTACCGCGTACTAATGTTTACGCAGAAGCGCGGTTTCTATCACATGCGATCCCTAACCTGGTTCTAGAACGTTATGCAAAGAGCATGGCACTTCCTAAGAACCGCACCGCCACTATCAAATTCCGTCGTGCAATCCCATTCGACGTAAGCACCACTCCTCTCCAAGAGGGCGTTACACCGCCAGCACAGGGCATTCAGTTTGAAGACGTGTTTACCAGCATCAAGCAATTCGGTGCATGGGCTGCAATTACCGACGTAATTCAGCAGATTCACGAAGACCCTGTTCTCGATGAAGTTGTCGATCTTTCGTCTGAGCAGGCTGCACAAACCCGCGAACTTTACAGTTGGGGTCAATTCCAGGCGGGTACGTCGGTGTTTTACAGCTCTACTACACCAAACCCAACCCTTCGTACGCAGGTTAATGCACCTATTAACCTTCAAATTCAGCGTCGGATTGAAACGTTCCTGGAACGCCAGTATGCGAAGAAAATTACTCGCATGCTCAAACCTTCGCCAGATTATGGCACCGAGCCTGTTCCAGAAGCCTATGTAGGTATTTGTCACACAGACGTTAAGCCCGATCTTTATGACATGGCTAACTTCGTGCGTGGGGAGAAATACGCTTCGGGTTCACCAGAACCTTATGAAGTTGGTAAATCGGAAGGTGTGCGTTACGTAGCATCGGCCTTCCTTCAGCCTTTTGCTTCAGCAGGTTCCGCCACGTTGAACGGCATGCGTTCTACCAACGCTGTCAACGTTGACGTTTATTCGATTCTATATTTCGGCCAAGAAGCTTTGGGTGTTGTTCCACTCAAGGGCATGAACGATGTTCAGATCGGTATCCGTAACCCTGGTCAGATGGGTAAAGACTCTGGCGATCCACTGGGTCAGCGTGGTTATGTCGCATGGAAAATGTGGCACGCCGCTTTGATTCTTAATCAAAACTGGCTCGTGCGCGCTGAAGTTGGCGCTACGGCGTAATAGGAGAATCATATGGCTACTATTGAATCTGATCTACTAAAAGCCCGTACCGTCATGCGTTGTTCAGTTGATGGTGCGGAAGAGCAATTTTCCGCTACTGTAAAAATCCCCGTTGGCCAAGTTATCGCTTTAAACGATGTGCTTGCAATCGGTTTCATCGGCGCAGGACAACAGGTAACTGAAATCCGCGTATTCACTGACGATCTAGACGACGGCACCACTATGGTGTGGGACGTGGGTTATCAGAAAGTATCACCAGGTACAGGTTACGCCGGCACTAATACATCCGGTGATGCCATTGACTATGGTATTGACACGGGTGTTACCGGCGTTTCGCCTGCATCTGATGTTAACTGGTACTCATCCGGCGCTACTTTCGGCCGCGCTGCAGGTTGGTCTACTTTGACTCTAAACACTGACGATACTAGTCAGCCGCTAGGTCTTGTGGGTCCAGCTCGTATTGTTGCTACACAAACTGCGGCTACGCCGGTACAGACAAACGCTTCACTTGTTGATCGTTATGTCCGGTTCCAGTTCAAGATCGTACGTGACCGTCGTCTACAGAATATCTTCGCTGACCGCGGTGGTTATTCTTAATTATTAAATAAGGACTTTGAACCCGTCTCTGAAACATGGGACGGGTTTCTTTTTCATGGAGAAGAAAATAATGGCTCGACCAAGTAAAAACGATCAAAACCAAAAAGATTTTTTATCAGCAGCTTCGGATGACACATTAGCTGAAATTGCTGCAATTTTTAACGTTGAATTTCCCGAAGACATTTCACGTGAAGATAAAGTAAAACTTATTGCCAGTGCAAAAAAGAAAAATACAGAATTTGCACAGCAAATTAAGCTTGAAGATGGAGTGACGATGGATTGCCCAAAAGGCCATGCCATTGTTCAAATTGACCCACCACAGGGCATTGAATGGGGCCAAGTAAGCCGCGCGACATTTATGCTGGCTGTGAATGGAGAATTGTGTGTCGGCCGCCGCGGTGTGCCGGTGTGCATTAAAGAAAAATATTTAGAAGTATTGAAAAACGCTGTCCGTATCGTGCGAGAACAAAGTCCCGCTGACATTGGCGATCCTTCTCGTGACATACCTTGGAAAATTACAAGTCGAAAAGAACATGCAGAAAACTTTCGTGTTCTCGCACATAACCCAGATCACGACGCCTTAGAAAAGGCCGAACGTGAACTTGTTGCCGGCGCTGAACGCCGCGCACGAGCTAAATTGCAGCAAGAAACCTTAAAAGACACACTATTTGATAAATTGACTGGTGCTTAATTAAATGACTTATCTCGAACTTGTCCAGCAAGCAATGAAAGAAGCGGGGATTACTTCGACCAACCCCGCACCTGGGACTTTGGTTGGTGTGACGGGTATCGTAGATCGGTTTAAAGGTTGGGTTTCACAAGCATGGTTAGACATTCAGCTTGAAAACGACGATTCAGAATTCCGTAAATCCTGGTTCAGCACGACATTAAATCCACGTTTTTATTTTGATTTGGCTGCGACCGATTGGATCGAAGCACCTGTTGCATCGGTAATTGAAGGTGATGTGACAGGTGCTACTTTTACGGTCACGTCGGTGATTATCTTGAACGGTGGATTGTTTTCTGACGGTACTGCTCAGGGATTTATTGAATTTACGAATCCTACTGGTGCTCCGATGATTCGTGAAAATCTGCGAATTCAAGGTACTAACACATACGTCGGTCGATTTGTTAAATGGGGAGATTATCGTCTCACCGATCAAGATGAAATGGGTGTGTCGTACATTTCTGATTTAGAAGATATTTGGTGGGAGTCGCTGAAAATTCAATCGATCCCTGGACCTAATGAAAATCTAATGAATGAAACTCCATTGCCCTACATGGACTATTCAAAGTTCATGCAGAGTTACGATACCGGTATGTTAACGCCAGGCAGACCAATTTACGTCACTGAAACTCCTGACGATGGTGTACGGCTTGCGTTCTATCCACCCTTAGATAAACCATATAGTATCCAAGGCTTTTACATACGTGACGTAACACAATTAATCAATGACGACGATACACCCGAAGAATTAAAACAGCTTTATCATCCAATGATCTTTTGGCGTGCAGTGATGTATTACGGTCAATATGAAATGCAGCCTGCGATCCAACAGGAAGCCCAAACCCGTTATACTGTTTATAAAAAACGATTAGATCGCGAGGGTGACTTACCTGTCGTTTTCCGGCCTATGCGCATGTACGACTACGGATACTATTAATGGCTAATCCACAGAGCGGATACAATCCACCAGACGTTATACCTCTACACGGCGGGCTTGATCTTCAAGCGGCTCGGTTTGCTGTAACGCCTGGAACATTACAAGATTGCCTGAACTATGAAACATTTGGTATTTCAGGCTATTCGGTTATGGAAGGCTTTGAACCCTACGATGGGACTTTGCCTTGTTATGTGCAGGATTGTGTTTATGCTACTCGTTCTACTGGTGCAGGTAATTTCACACTCGGTGAAAACTTATCGGTAAACGGTAAGATATTTGGTCGGTGTGTTAACTGGAATAACTCCAATAGAATTGGATATCTTTTAACAGATATCACCTTATCTCCCAATATTGGAGAAACAATCACTGGCGAAGAGAGTGGAGCAACGCTTGCGGCAGCAGCTGGTGGTATCCGTCGTGCATCAAAATACTATACTACAGCAAATGATTTTATCAATGCACGGGATGTATTCTATACACAAATTAGTGCAGACAAGCAAAGCATTTTTCCTTTTGTTTCATACGCAAAGAACATAACGCCGCACGGGCTACATTGGTTTAATGGCCGACTCTATGCCATTGTTGATCATTACCAAGTGTCTTTTAACAACGGAAGTAGTCAAATATTTCCAGGCGATCACATTACTTTTGATAGTGATGGACAAGACGCCATAGTTTTAGACATAACAATCACCAGCGGATCGTGGGGTAACGGTGATGCAGCTGGCAATATCCTTGTAAAATTCACAGAAGATACGCACAGCAATTCGACAGCAGGCGGAGGATTCATTGACATTGTTCGTCCTAATGGTTCGGTGGCCACGACAACAATCAACAACGCTGCACGTGTTGAGGATGTTCAAGTGATTAATTCGTGGGGTGCAGGAATTTACTACACCAACTACGATTTTGATCTACTACCATCGAGCATCGACGAACAAACTAATTTCCTGACCACGAATCGACGGTGGTACCCGCTCGACATGGGCTGGCAGGTGACATTTAAAACAGATCAGGATTGCGATGGCACAGGCATTCCAACGGTCAAACGTGGGTTTAACTATACAGCAATTTACGGTGATGCAACACCAATTGAAGATTTTGCATCAACTCAAATTCTCCAAGGTCCTTATACAATCGCTGCCCCTTTAGGTCCTGGTTCAAGTACGAACGACGGCGTAAGTTCACTGTCTACGATTCTTGGTGACAACAGCGACGTAACGTGGGTTGGATATACCCCAACTTCTGGTGCAGATGTACAAACCTCGGGATTTGCCATCGTCAATGGGTTTGACTTTTCTGCTATTCCTGAGAATGCAACGATTACTGGTTTTGAATCCACTGTGCGTATTGGAGCCGACCCTACGTCCGTCGGCCAGGAAGGTTGGGGTCGGGTAACCTTAAGTCTTTACGGAACTACTCTGGCCAATTTAGGCGTATCGCAAGATAAATCGCAAAACTATACTCCTGCTGTATATGCCATTGAACAATATAATTTAGGTGGTAAAAAAGAAACTACACAAATTCAATCAAGTGAGTCTTCAATAACTGTTTTATCATCAACTTTAGGTAATAAAATGGATGTTATGATAAATAAATTAGATAATTTAATAACAGCAGTTAACAAAGGAATGACTGTTAATTTAGATGGAAATAAAGTATCTCAAAATATTTTAACACCACTAGCAATAAATAATAGAAGAGTATAATATTTATAATAAATTAAAATATAAAATATGAAACAATTAAATGAAGTTACTCGTATGCAACAACTTGCAGGAATCAATGAAATAAAAATTAATAATCCAACTTTTCCAAAATTTGAAATTGAGGATTTAGAAGATGATTATGATGAAGGAGATGGGTATAAAATATATAAACTTTCTTTAAATGATGATGTTTGGTTTGGAACTGTTTTTGATGATAATCCAAATATATTAAATTTAGATTTTGGTGAAGATGAAGAAGAGGATGTAAATAATTTA